TTTTTTTTTTTTTTTTTTTTTTTGCTGCTTGGAATCGAACCAAGACCGGCAGACCTTCACAGACCACTGAATGACTGAATTGAACAGTCGGAGTCTGCCGTGTTCCTGACCACTGCACCTGCTGTGGGTCAAGCATAAAAGATTATACTAGTTTTCTACATTTATTGTGATATTGACACTACTCGCTGTAATTGTTAAACCACCAGGTGCACATAGAGACGTGGATACTTCGTTACTGTATCCTGATTCTTCAGTTGCATTATAGGAAGTGACTACAAACCAAGTTTTTTGGCCAGGTAGATTATGCAGAGTAGCCTCTGGTGAATCTTCACCTGTTTGTGATAATGTCATTGTTACTGGAGAGCTACCCTCTGTTGCACCTGTTCCATTGTAAGGAGGACCAGATTTTTCAGTGTCATAGTAGATCTTGTAACCTGTAATGTTCTCTGTTACAGGATCCCACTGAAGATTTATATCTTGTGCGTTTGCTGGAATTGCAGTAACCAATCCAAATAACAATACCACAAATACTACTTTACCAAGTTTCTTAATCATCTTTTTCCTCCTTCTTAATGACCTTACAATTACAACTCCAAGGTCTTTGTTCTACTTCAGGGTTCTTGTATATAATCCTATGACAATAGACACACTTGTCTATCTCAACTGCTTGATCTTCACTCTTATGAGTCATCATTTTATTTTCTCCTTAATAGTTAATGTAAATTACAAACAATCTTTACCAACCATATACCAAAAGCACACAATACTACAAGTGCTGTTGATAATACTATATCTATTTTACTCATTTTTACTCACCTCCTTTTCTTTCAGATATTCTACAATATCATCACCAAAGAATTTTTCACCTTCAAGACCATAAAATTCTTCAGGTCCTACATACAAACAGGGAGTTTCTATCTCACCACTGTGGTTTGACATCTCATAGAAAAAAGCTAAGGACAATCCCTCTGCATCATTGAGAGAATATTCAATCAGATCTTCAGCTTCATCATAAAAGTGAGCATTTCTAAAGTCCTCACATTTGATACATCCTTCTTGTGTCCAAAGTAAAGTTATATTTTTCTTCTTACACATAGATTATCTCTCCTAAAACATCATCATTAAATGTTTTCTTTGTGACAGGTTGTTTGCAATGTTTTGCTACTGGAGTTGTTTCTTTATTACATCTTATTCTTGCAAGCTCTTCAGCATATCCATAGATATGGAGGCCTTTGCTGCTTGCAATGATATGACCAGATGATACTCCTATTTCATCAGCCATGTACTTTTGTAACACTGCAATTGCTGCTAGGTTTGCGGGGAATCCTGCCCAGAGATCCCAAGATCTGAAATAAGGATAGAAAATGAGATTCTTATTCCTTAATCTCATATCAATGTGTCTGAGGCATGGAGAGTCAAGAAGCCAGGCATCTTTAGGCTTAGCCACCTGAAGAATTGCTTGATTAGTATTTGGAGTACATCTTAGTAGCTCAATATAATAAGGAATTACATCCCATATCCTGTTTCCATATGTGTAAACTTCTCCTTCTTTTCTGCAATTACTCATAAGATAGGGAAGATACTCTTCAACATACCCTGGAGCAACAGGGTTTGGGATACCAAGATGAGAAGGGATTTCTGGAAGCATGGTATCATAAGGTTCAGAATAAGGATGATTGATTTGAACCGTTATCCAGTCAAATTCAAGACGAGTTTCTCCCACAAAAGATCCTTGTTGAATTATATATTTGAAACCCCTTTCTTGAATTTTTGATAAACACTGGAACCATGCGTCTGGTATGTCTCTTGCTTCAATTGTTGTTATCATTTTTATTCTCCTTTTCCTTCTTTAGTAAATCATGAAGAGTATGGTGGTTTAGTTTTAATGAAGAGCAGATATTTTTATCTGCCTTGACTAAGGCATCTACTCTTCTCATGTATTTATCATGACAGGCTTTGCATATATTACTAAGAGTAAAAATATAATCATACTCAAAGAATGATATCTCTTTTATCTCTTTACAAAGATAACACTTTTTTCATTCATTTTTTCTCTCTTGTACTGCTTTTATTATCCATTTGTTATCTTTAAAGTCTAGAATTCCTCTGAAGATGTCAGAAAAAACATATTCATCTAAGGCATATCCACAACAATGCGTAGTTAAAGAGCCTTCAGCTCCTCCACATACTGTACATAAAACCAAACCTCCTTCACAAACAAAACAATTTTCTTCCTCACATTCATGCCAGGTATGCTCCATTTTTCTCCTCCTTTAAGAAAGGTCAAAGATTGACTTTTATTTTTATTTACATCCCTGCAATAACAAAACCATGTTTAGGACATGTCCAAGCAGAGGGTCCTTTTTGAGATTCTTGAAGATGACATAAACATTCAGAAGAAGAGAGAGATTTCTTCTCCTCTTTATCAATGTTTAAGGCCTCTAGAAAAGTATCAACTGTTTCAGATGGAAGCTTAGAAAGTCTAGAAATAAATTCATCTCTTACAGAATCTTGAGTTATTTCATAATCTCTTGTAAAACTCTCCAAGTTTTCTAATTTATATCCTCTTACATGTCCTACTTCATCAAGAGATAGTGAGATATATGCCTCAGGGAAAATCTTATATACCTGAAATACTATCCCACTAACTCTAGATCTGACCTTTGTTTTAAGAGAGGGAGTTATTTTTGAGATCTCTTCAAAAGTCATTTCTTTTCTCCTTTCTTTTAGTAATCAGGTCCAGTATATTTATACCAAAGTTTTCCTTTTTCTCCTTTTGGACCTAGGTAACTTCTCTTTGCAAAACCTCTTCTTATTACTGTAGCAATTACATTGTCTAGTTTTGCAGAGTCTATGTCTCTCCATGTAAGATCGACTAGTTGCTCTTCAAGTACCCACTTTCTACTCTGAATAATTTTGCTCACAAGATCAACATCTGTTGCTATGACACTTCTTCCCATAGANTTNAAAACATTTATCATAGGGATTTCAGTATCNTCTAAGATTTTAAGAGCCTCTAAGAAATGATTTGTTTTTAAGACAAGCTCATTACCCTGAGAGGCAGCAATTATAATAGCTAGCTTCTGAACATATAGAGGTTTTCTTTCATACCAGCCATTGAAAAGAGGGTCTACACATTTTCTTTTTCTGCTTTGGGAATCATAATTCTGATACCAGTTGTCCCAAAACTCATATGAATCTTTTGTAAAATTGTAAGAACCTGCGAGTCTACTTATAACATATAGATCTTGCATGAGGAAATCTTTAAGTTTTAATTCTTCAGAAGTTTCTATAGGTCTTGTTATTTTCTTCTCCTTTCTCTCTGCCCACACAAAAACAATCCGAGAGGTAAGACCTCCTCCTACTGCGTTAAGTGGAATTGAGGAGACTATACTTTCAGGTGTTGTTGCAGCGAGGATGTTTAAAAAGACTGAAGGTATGGTGTTTGTTCCGTAGTGCTTTGTTCGATACTTCCANGGGATTTCCTGAGCATCAAAGAGATCAGTAAGCGTGACTATCATCTTTGTGTTTTCTCCTTTTTGTCCNAGGAAGCTTTCTAACTCCTTAGAAATTACAGTCAAGGAAGCATGCTGAAGTTTCTTTCCTTCAGGAAGAGGCTCATCTACAGCACTTGCTTCAAGATCTTGAATAAGAGCTTGAGGAGTAATAGCATCAGCTGAGATTACAAGATCAGGAATTTCCCTTAAAAAATTAACACCATAAGAAATTGCTTGAGATTTTCTAGGTGCTCCAGGAGGACCTACTAAGATAACATACATGTTAGTATATATGTTTAATCTTCCTAAAGAAAGGTTTACCTTTTTCCTGAGAGCACCTGCAAGAACAGAGAGACACGTCCATTTATGAAGTATTGAAGCACTTTCTGTGTTTTCCATATACTCCATGTAAGAGGATATCCAATTCTCTAACTTTCTTTCCTTCATAAGTTATCTCTCTTTGTATTTGTTATTCTTTTCAATCCCTTCATACATGTTTAAGAGTAACCTCTTTGTCATATCAAGATCATGAGAATTACTTACAGAACTGTCAATAATATCATCATGATCTGATATGTTATCTAGTATGTTAATAACTCTGCGTAAACTTCCCATCAAGATAAATCTCTTTCTTGTCCATATTTTTCCTGGGGTTAAGTTTTCTTCTCTCATTTCTCTTCTCCTTTAAGCATCTTTAAAAGGTCAACTTCATGTTTGATCTTGTCATAGTCGAGATCTTTTAATCTACAAACTCTTTTGATGATACAGCTTTGAAGAAAGGAAAGATTATTTCTTTCTGCAAATTCTACAGGCTGAATTGCAAACTTCTTGTAGTGATCTCCTCCTACTTGGGTATCAAGAGGGTTTGATTTAGAGTGTTCTGGTTTATAAGGTTCTGTACATTCCCAGTACCATTTACCTTCTTTCTTTTCTATTCCTTTAACTGGAATAGATAAAACATCTTCACTTTTATTACTGATTGAAACAGAAGGAATTACTTTCTCTTCTTCTTTTTCTTCTCCTCTATAGTCTCCACTTCCTTTTAGAAGACTAGATTTTTTTCTCCCTAAAAGTTTTCGATAATTTGTTCTTGCGATGTCAGAGAGACGTAACTCCATAAGAGTTGCAATTTCAGAGACGTACCAAAGAATGTCTCCAAGCTCTCTCTTGATACCATCTTTAATTTCTGGAGTAATCTCTCCATTGTGATCTCGGAAAAGTTTTTTCATCTTCTCAAGAAGCTCTCCTGTCTCACCAGCAAGGCCAAGAAGTGGATATGATAATTTACTTGATATTACAGGGTAAGTGGAGAACCTGTGTGATGCTTTTTGATATGAGTCAAAATCAAAATCTTCCATTTTATTCTTCCTCCTTTTCTGTGATTACTTCAAATTCAAGTCCTAAAACTTCTTTTAATTCATCCTTAGAACCTTCAGATTTCTCCCATCCAGGAAGAAGGATTATAGTATCAAAGAAATGCAAGATCTCTCTGTATCCTTTAAGGAATACACTATCATCAATAGTGCTTTTTCGTTTTTCTGCACCAATGATAAGTATATCTGGTGTTGTTATGACATTTGTTATATCGAAGTCAAAAAGAGCACTGTTCATATGAGGGCACATAACAAAATAACCCTTTTTCCAGTATTTTCTTGCAACCTCTTGAGCCTTGAGAATGTTTTTTGCTGTTTCTTCAAAATTGTCTGTTCTATAAGGACCGCAGATAAAAGCTCTTTTCATTTCTCTTCTCCTTTTTAAGAAAGGTCAAAAACAAAATCATTTGTAATGAATAGGGATAGGTAATGATACCTATATTTAAAAATAATCAATCCCATCCCTATTAGCGGCATTCATTTAATTCCGGTTTTGGAATTAAACAACCATGAATCACCTTATTCCCACAAATATAATGCTTAGGTGATTTGCCTCCTCTAGTTAACACGGATAACCAGCATGAATTTCACCATCATCTCCATATACGTAGAATGAACCAGCTACATGAAATAGCTCTGATTTGCAGGAGCCATTTTGCTTAAAACCATTTGGACATCTGTAAATATTACCAGGTCTGTAACCACTGAAATAATCTTCCCATTCTAATTCTTCATTACAAATAGGACATTCCATCTTTTTTCTCCTTTTATAGTTTTGCGTCTTGGTTGAAAACAACAAGATCAAATTCTTTCGCCAAAGCAATAACATCTTCCTTATTTATAACAAAAGACAGATCACTGTCACTTCTCAATATAATTTGTCTATTGTTCTCATGTCCGTTATACAAGATTCCTTCTACATCTTCATCGAACCATTCATGATAAGACATTACTTTCATTTCTTTTCTTCTCCTTTAACTAAATTAGCATGAGCAAGAGCAATGAAACTACAAATTGTGTCACCATTTTGTTGTTCAATACAAGCTACTTCTGATTCAATATACATTTTTGTCCCATTTTCTCCAAACAAATCCCCGTCTTCATCCCTAATAAGCTCTGTTCCAAACTCAGGGAATGGATCTTCTACATTTTGTGGATACGCCTCAACTGTAGAAAAACCATAACATTTTTCTCCATAACTATACCAATACCAAGGCCAGAGATCTGTTTCGTTTTTCATTTTTTCAATACACTTCTTAAGTTCTTTATTTTTAATTAACATTTTTCTTTCCTCCAGTCAATATCTACTTCTTCCATCTCCTTCCAGTTTTTTCCTACCTTGAAATCAACATCTACAACTACTTCTTCCTTTCCTGCAATAAAAGGAATTAACATAAGAGGTCTGATACTTTTTATACAATCATATATCTCTTCATCTTTTACTTCAAGATAAAGTCCGTCGTGAAGCTGTAGCCAGGCTGTGTAAATAGCTCCATAAGCATCATAGATTCTTACAAAAGCCTTATTTAAAAGATCTCCTATAGTAGATTGAGGATTGAAAGATATAGCTGATCTTATTAACTCATCCCCCCAGGGACCAAGAAACCTATGAGGTCTTCCAAAACAGTTTATAAGGACTCTATTTTGTCTTACTTCTTCTTTTACCCTTTTATGCCAGTTAACAAGAGGTTTGTTTTTATCAAGATAAAGATCTCGTAGAGATTTTGCTTTTGCAAGAGGAATATCTAATTGCTCTGCAACTACTCCAGGGCCTCCTACATAATTCATAGCATGACGAAGAGTTTTTCCTACTCTTCTTTGTTCTGCAGAGATTTCTTTCATAAGTATCTCAAACATTTGACTAGCAGTGTATCTGTGTACATCATGGGATTTTTTCCTCTCAGAAGGTGACATCCCAAAAGACTCTTCAAATAATTGAATTAAGCTTCTATCATAAGATAAATAAGCAGTAACCACTGCTTCTGCTTGGACATAATCAGCTCCTACGATAGAGTATCCTGGTTTTGCGGTATAAAATACTCTAGAAGAATGAGGAATATTTTGAAGATTTCCAGAACCATAAGGAAGAATAATACTCTTTGAAGAACTCCATCGGGAGAATTTACTCCCAGTAATATTATATGAAGTATGAACTCTGCTTTCAGGAGAAGTTTCAATTTGAAGAAAGGAGTCTACTTGTTTTGTAAGGTTTCTATGTTTTAAGATAAGAGGAGGAATAGGATTTGAAGTCTTTTTACAAAGTTTAGTAAGAGCCTTTTCATCAGAGGTTATTTTCTTATCCTCATTTACAGACCTTCTTTTTTGAAACTGAACAGGAAGACCAAGATCTATGTAGAGAAGGTTTTTTACCTGGGTATGAGATTTGTAATTGATNTCTTTTCCTGTGATANCTCTTAATTTTTCTTCTATACTGAGAATCTCCTCTTTACACTCCTTTTTAANAGATTCTCTTTTTTCATTATCTACATAGATTCCTCTTAATTGCATGAANGTAGCAAGCTCTACTTGAGCCACATCACTTTGGTAGACAGTATAGAGATCTTTGTTTAGAGGATTTTTCATNCTTTGAGAAAAGANACCTCCCTCTCCTTCAAAAATTATAGCAAGAGCCATAGTGTTTGCTACATCATAGCAGTTGTATATTCCCTGATCTACTACAGAGAGAGACTTCCATTCTGGGTAGTCAAGGCAGATAGAGGTATAATAAGCAAGGCTTTTTGGTGCTTCTGGCCAGAGATTCTTCCCTGCTATCATGGTGTCCATATGGGTTTTGCAATGGATTCTGTGGTGATGCCAAAGAACTCCAGTGTCATAAGTAGCATTATGATAAATAGTAGGAATTTTTTCTAGGACTTCTGAGATAATATCCCAAACTCTTATCTCATCATTTTCCGGAAAGTTTGGAGTATCTCCAGAGAGAATCTTTAAACTCATAGCAAAGTCAGGTTCATGGGAGAACCCTATCCTGGTGATATGACCTGTTCTTCGGGAGGTTTCTATATCTACTGCAAAAGGAAGATTCCTCTCTAATAGAAAATTACAGTATTCTTCCCACTCAGAGAGAGTAGGTTTTACTATAAAGTTTCTATTTTCTTCAGGAGTTTCAGGAAACTCTGCATGCTTAGCAGCCTTTCTAAGATCTAGAGCTACTGTGAAACTCATTGTCCAGTCGTAATTTACTTTCTGAGGATGATATGTTGCAAGAAACTTTTGTCCTGGAACAAGAGAAGTTGTCCCTATTGTTCCTCTCTTCTTTCCTATACCTCTTTCATCAGTGAGTGCCCAAAGAGCAGTATTCCCTAGAGCAACTATGATGTTTGGATTGTAGGTTAAAATTTCCTCTCTGAGAAGTGCAAGCCATTCTACTAAGATAGGCTTAGGAAAGAACCCTTTTTTGTCCTGGAAGTAATGAAGTATATTATT